TCTGCATCCTGTATAGTAAGTTTTTCCTTCTCTTCCATTTACACGCCCCCTACTTCAAAATGAGGAAGAATGTCCTCATATTTGTCGATGTTCGTTACCTTATAGACATCATCAAAATTGTTTCGCATCCATTCGTAAGCGTCCGTTTCCGGCAGATCAACGGCTGTCTGATCTCCCTTGATAAAGAAATCCTGTGCCGGATTGAATGTCAAAAAATACTGCTTGCATTTGTCCGGCATATTTTCCCACTCTTTCGGCGGAAGGTACGGTTTGACAATATTTTTGAAATCAACATACAATTTCACTGTATCCGCACTATCTATGCCGCTCTTAGAGATGTTCGCACCCTTGGTTTCCACCAGGTCTACGCACTCAAGCAGTGTCGGATAGTACGTTTCTTCCTCGGTTTCTGCATTGAATGAGCGGCTGAATAGTGTGACAGTCTTGTTATCAAAGAATCCCATAATTACACCCTGCATATAATAATCCGGTGCCGGACAGGTATTCGCACACCGTGTCATAACATAACCGGTTCTGTGCTACCTTATCCCCAAGCACCTTATCAATAAGTGTCTCATTTGTTCCAAAGCTGATTGACCGCCCACCAGAGGACATTGACTTGACATTGCCGCCTTTTTCATCACTGGCATGACTGGTCTTAAAATCTATCTGATAGAGCAGATCCGCCAATGCACAGGTGGCTTTCTGGATACGCTCGTCAAATTCTTCCCTTGTATCATCATTGATATTTCCATAGGTCAGTTGATCCAGTTTCATGGATGCACGATCTTCCCACTTGGGGAAAAGGGATTCCTTGATAGAATCCCCAAAATATGAATTTGTGTAAAACTCAAATGTGGTATATCCCATCAGAAATCCCCTTTCTTTATGCCTGCTGTGCCGCCAAAAACTCCTCGATGATCTCGGCTTTTACAGTTTTGGTGATGGTGTATCCCTTAAATGCCGCAAGTCCCTTGATCTGGTCAACTTTCAGAGCATCCAGTTCCTCTTCTGTATATACATGATCTGCTGGTGCTTCCACTGCTGTCACTACTGGAATAGATTCTGTTGTTACAGAATGGTCCGATGCAGGCTGCACTGTGCCGACAATCACACCATCCATCTTTTCTGCAAACAACTCAATGCCGGACACTACAGTATCTTTGCAGGTAAGATTGTCATAGTCTGCAACTTCATGAATACCAATATATCCGGTATCGTCCGATGTGAAATTGAATGCCTCTCCAAGATCTGCGCCGTTTACCGCAATGTAATACAGAACCACATTGTCGGATATGGTAGAGTATACTGCTCCTTCCGGCATGGAAGAGTTCATGAATAAAGTACCGTAGCCAAGAAAATTCTGTACATAAGTCATCCCGAATGCTGTCTGTGTCGTGATTTCCTGATCTCCAAGGTAATCGTACACTGTAGCAGGATTCACAAAATGTACGGCTGCCACATCATCTGTATCAAACAGATTCAGTAATTTTCCCATATTCGTCGCAAGTACCTTTTTCAGATTTGCACCCGAAGTTTTCTGGGTTCCTGTTCCAAGGAATGTAAAGAAATTGGATCGGATGCCGCGCTGAACATCACGGAGCATTTCATCTGTTGTCATGTTTACCGCCTGATTGAATCCATAGGTTGTAATGGATTCCGCTGTGGTTGCTTTTCTCCATTTCTTAAGCGTGATCTCTTTGTAGGTAATTGCCTTGATCTTGTATTTAGATAACGGGATTGTCTCTCCCTCTGCAACAACTCCATTCTCTAATGTCCCCTCTGCCTTATAGGTTTTTAACACCGTTCCAGCTTCTTTAGGAATCTTTCTGGTGATTCCAAGTGCTTCGATCAGTTTTGCAACCGAATAGTTGAATCTGGTAACAAAATCAAGTTCGCGGATCTGCGCATCCGTCATATCGGTTGTCATAATTAAATTATTTTCTGCTGGCATAATCATTCTCCCTTCTGAAACAGACCAATATTTTCCTTAATGGCTCTCTGACGCTCTGACGGGTCCTTCATAGCCATGATCTGGTCTTTTGTTAATGTCTCCCCAGTATTGTTCTTCTGCTGGGCTGTAAATTTTGCTTTGTTCTGCTCAAGATGCTGCTGCTCTTCATTTACAAAAGCACTTGCATCTTTCTTTTTAGCATCTTCCAGTAAATCATTGAATCCAATTAACTTGCCGTCTTTTACTGACACACTGGCAGCAATGTCCGCCATAATTGCTTTCTTTGCTGATTCAGAAGAAAACTTGATACTCTCACAGGCTTCTTTTAACAGATCATTTTTCTCGCGTTCTGCCAGTTTTGCACTGTAATCCTTTTCTGCAAGTTCTGCTTTCTGCTTCCACTCATCACGTTCTTTTGTGATGGTGTCAAAGTCTTTTCCCTCAAATCCTTTCAGGGTCTCTTCCGCAGTTTCCGCACGCTCTTTATAGCTGTTACGTTCGGCTTCTGTTTTCTGCATTTTCTTATCAAGTTCGGCTTTAGAATATAATTCTTCACCCATACTCTTCTTGACGGCTTCTTTCTGCTCATCTGTCAGTTTCAAACCAAGTTTTTCCAATTCACTGATCACTTTTACCATATTCCTTACCTCTCTCTTTCCAAGTTGTTGCTCCGGTCAGTCCGGCACGATTGAGCTGCTATTTACTCCATAGCTGGCAAAATACAAAGAAAAAGCACGCCCCAAGACAGGACGTGCCATCACATCCTATAATTTTTCTAGGGTAGCGGGCAGATTCCTACGCTCCGTCCGGTGCTTTTCATTTGTCAAGTATATTTTATCATGGGAATATAAAAGATTTGTGCCAATTTTTTGTACACAAAAAGCGCCTGTATTTCAAGACGCTCTTTGCAACGTATTATAAAAGGAGTACAAGAATGAATGAGTAAAACCCATCTGGCAATATTATAATAACTCATGTTTAAACATAATTTGTGCCAAAATGAAAAGATAGTTGTATTCTCTTAAATATTTAGTCTACCCTCTCTGATTGCAGAACATATCATAGATAATGATTCTGTATACCCCAGTACTTTTTGTTTATCTGCTTCGGATGCATCCGATTTTAAAAATTTCCTTACTTCATCCTCCACTTCGAAAAATTCTTCTTTTGTGTGCTTTTTCTCATGCATTTTTGCAATCAGCTTGTCTGCTTCACTTGAATTTTCAGTAATGGTATATTTTTTGTTATATTCTTTTATAGTTTTTATTAACCCCTTAATATCTGCCATTTCTGCCGCCTTTCAACCTTTGAACAAATCCCATGACATCATTGTAATCTTCAAATGAAGCACCTGCTTGTCTCAAGTGTTCGTCAACCCTATTTTCTAACCATTGATACCGTTCTGGAAGCGGAATATTAAATATTTCCTTTGCAAACTCCATATCCGTTCCAAATGAAAAACTTTCATTTAATGCCTGTAAAACAAGCGTTTTATCTTCATACGCATACGTGTTTATAATATCCTTTTCTTTACATATTTGCTGTTTTAACCATTCAACTGTCGCTTCTTCGATATATTCGTTTGCACTATATACATCTGAATTATAATGGCTTGCAGAACAAGAATGAAGCATCTCATGCCACACAACTCCATCATCAGCCGTACTTACAAGTGAAATGTTACATGACCATTCCTTTCTTCCTATTGTTTCATCTTCTATCAGCGAATTATCAATCACAATATTTCCACTCCACTTCGACGGTCTATCAGAATACTGTGTTATTTCTTCCTTGATCTGCCGCGCGGTCTGCTCAAACTCTTCCTTTGTTCTTTTAGTATAACCCACGTTCTTAGCTTTTTCCATTGGAGTTTTTACAGAATTGCTATAAGCTGTCGCCCTGCCATTCGCAACCGCAGACTGCTTTTTCTTAAATCCTGCTACCTTTATCCGATCAGCCTGTGTCTGCAATTCATTATCCGCACAGAACTGTTTATATTTCTGATTCTGCATCCGGAGCTTATACGCAAGTTTATCATATTGTGGCTGCAACATATCTTTTACATCCGTTTCTGCTATGCCGCTTAACTCTGCCTGTTTTGCCAGCAATTCGCGCTTGGTCTGCCGAATAGCACGCTCCATTGATCTCTGCTGCTGTTGTTTCTCATACAATTCCTGACTCTCGTGCACATTAATTTTAGGATTTCCATCTGCATCAACATAAGGATTTCGCAGAGACTTATCCCACGGCTTATGGGAATGCCTGCAATTATATCCATGCAGTCCAAGAGGATCTACAACTTTCCCTTGTCCTGTCTTTGGATCTACGGTGTATCCGGTTGCATCTAACAGATTTGGTGCGTCTTTATCACTCCCGACGATTTTATATACTTTTCCCTGCCAATGATCGTGTGATGGTATTCCATCCGGGAACTTTTTGCTATGCCGCGCTCCCATATGTGCCGATACAAGAACATACTCTATTCCTTTTTGCGCTATGTATTGATTAGTTACCTGAGCAGCCGTCTGATTCATAGAAGTAACAACACAACAACGCACTGCCGCTTCTAAAGAACGCCTGGCACCCGTCGGATAATCAATCACAACGCCGCTCTGTGCATATCTGTCAAGCACTTCACATATTGCACTGTTATACGACTGCATACCAGATGCCACACGGTAATCTACCTCATTCAGCATATTGAGTAGATCTCTCTGTGTCTGTAACATAGTTGTCCGCGTAAGGTTATTCAATTCTCCTAATGTTTTCATCATTTCGGCATTCATTGCCATGATGGCTGCATTATTTTGCAAAGGTGTTTGAACATCTCCAAGCCGTTTTAAAACCTCTGCATCATCAGAGAATGATGTCATAACACTATCACGCAATAAACGCCGCACTTCGTCCCTGCTCTTTCCTGTCATTTTTGAAATTCTTTTTACAATTTCAGTATGATGCAATCCCATCTGCTGGAGTTTCCAAAGTTCCCGATCAGTAGTGCCAGACATTTCCCCGGATTTTATCAAACGCATTGCTATATCACTGATAATCCAATCTTCCAGTTCCTGATACATTTCTATCAGTTTATCTGATTTTCCGTAAAAATAATCCGGCGTTAACATTATCCTCTCCCTGCCTCTCTTTTAACCAAATCAACCCATTCCTGACCATGCGTTTCCTTCGCCCTCTCAAACCAATGATCCGTAGCTTCCGAATGCCCGTTCGCATCGTAGTGCAATGGTCTGCCAGTCGGATATTTCTTTTCTCCGCTGTGCGCCCATGATCTTCCATCCTCTGTCAGATACAATTCTCCCATATACTGATAATGCGCATATGGCACATTCGTCTCAATCAATCCGGGTTCAATAATATTCGTCGCTCCTACCATAGATCCCTGTTGAAACGGCATATATGGAATCATGTCATTCAAGACCTGCATGTCCAGTTTATCCTGTGCGCGTCTAAGATTTCCGTCAATTCTGCTTGTATCAAGTCTTATATTTACGTTTCCAACAGTCCTGTCGTACCTCATTTACATCCCCCATACTGTAATGGCTGCACTTATCATTAAGAATCCCCAGTAAATTGTGTCGCATATTTTTTTCTTTTTCCTTGCCTTATCCATTTCATCTAAAAACGAAATACCAAATAAAAGCATGATTATTTTTAACACCATTTCTATTCCTCTCCATACAGTCCCTGATTTAATTTTTCCGCTTCTGCCGCATCCATTTCTGCCTGCATCTGTCTGGCTTCATCCTCAGACATATTCTCAAACTTAACAAAATACATCCACGCCGGCACTTTACCGGCTGTCACATATCCCCACCATGTTTTTTTATCCTCTTCGTAGTTGTAGCAAATATCTCCAAATCCATAATCAACTTCGTATATTCCGACAGGAGACTGATTATACAGATCCGCATACTTATCAATAGCATAGATCAGATCATCCATTGTCATTTGCAGCTTATCCCTCATATCCTTTATAAATTGAATAGTGCGCTGCTGTGATGCTTCAACGCCGGTTGCTGTCTGAATGCCGGTCATGGAATCAAATGAAAAATATCCGTTCGAATAGCCGCACTTATATGCAAGGATTGATAAAATATTGTTGATTCCCTTGATTCTGGTATCAGTATTGAGATTCGGATTGATCTCCTGATAAAAGTTCTCCGGTGATTCTGATAGTACATTCTTTACATATCTTGGTTTTTTCAGATATTTGCGGATAACGTTCCCATCCGAATCCTTTACAGATCCTTGAAACATCAGACGATCATCTGCCAGTACAATGCGCTCGCTGTCAAATATCTCCCCTGCATTCCGACTGTATGCAACATCCAGATCTTTCAGCTCTTCCAGTGCCTCCGCAAAAATACTCATGCCCAATGGAGACTCAGGTTCAATATTGTTTGCCATTGGTGTTTTGAATACCGAAAATAAAGGCTTCTCTAAATTTTCTATTGCAGCTTCCGGCATCAATCCTTTCCACGGTGTTTTTTCCATATCGATTGGCACACCCAAAGAAGTGGAACTGCTTGATATAAAACACCTGTTGCTGACCAGATAAACATCATTCACAAACCGGTGATACTCCAACCGTTTATAAAACCTCTTAGACTGCTCATAGAAATCAAAGAAAATCCCTGCTCGTATATTGCCGTTCCCGTCAATTTCCGTCGGCAGGAACCGCTGCGGATCAAAACAGTCGATCCCGTCCCCGTTCGGTTTCAGAATAACCGTACCGTTTACACATCCCTTTTCCACATACTCACGGATCTTGACGAACATATTATCAATAACGCCCTGTAAATAATCTGCCCTTGGTGATCCGCTGATTTTGATTGACAGATCAAGACAGGTTAATCTTGCCGTTTCCGATGATACCGATTTTGCAAAATTAATCGTCTTTACATGGCTGTCCTGATCTACCCATTTCGGATGACCGGCATAGATCTGGTTCCACGTTCTGATTGCTGTATCCATTGTATCTGACAATAAAATATCTGTATCGAATATCCTCTTCGCATCCGCTTTAAAAAACATTTTGCTCCACCATCCTTTTATTGCTGCTATAATTCCCATGTTTCACCACCTTATATAAGTCCTCTGTTATATCTGCGCGCTACTGTATAAATAAAGTACCTAATGAGATCCATGTGGTGATCGTACTCCTTAATAACACGATCCTCGCCCACTGCCTTTTCATCCCAGGCATACGCTCCAAACTCTTTTCGTGTTTCCTCACAACTCTCATGGATCTGTAACATCCCAAGATTCAGATACTTTGTAACCTCCTGGATTCCGTTCAGTACATCGTTATTACCATCTGTACAGGTAAACTCTCCATACTTCCGGATCGTTGCTTTCATGGCTGCCGCTGACGGATCAATAACAATGGACGTGATTGGGAATCTGTCTGCTACCTCCTGAATCATTTTGTAATATGCTTCATTGTCAATGGTCACTCCCTTTTCTCTTCCGGAATAATGCCCTTCCCGAAGCATCCGCACCCTGCCATCATTCTGCAGTTCCATCAGACCAACCGCAAACGGGTTCATGGTACCGTAGTCAATAGAAAGATAATAGGATGCCTGTGGATCATACTTATATTCGCCATGAAAGATGTTCTTTTCTTTGTCGAACATTCCATACACCAGTCCCTCTGCAATCACCCACAAACCAAGGATAAAACGATCATAGAATACTCCGCTGTACATTGCCCGGTATCGTGCTTTTACTTTCTCCGACAGGCTTAAGTTATCATCCATTGTAAAATGCAGATATAGCAGATTCTTTTCCTCTGCCTTGTCAATCCAGTTCATCTTAAACCAATGGCTAGGGGAATCCGGGTTACAGTTAAACCAAAACTTTGAACCCTCCACAGAGCATCGTCCAGTTGCCTGATTCACGAATGATTCCGGCATAAGTGCCACTTCATCGAAAAACATCCCGGCTAATGTAATACCCTGTATCAAATCCTGCGACCGCTCATCCTTGCCGCCAAATATGTAAAAGAAATTTACAACTTCGCCTTTTGAAATCTCGACCATGTTGTCGGAGCGGTGGTCTGCTACCTTATAACCACGGCTTTTTAGCATTAATTTCAGCCAAAATAGGACATTTCGGCGGAAAGAGCCGATTGTCTTTCCTGCCATGCCTAAATTCTGTTGGTTAAATGTACTCATAGCCCACAGGGTAAAACTCAGCGACATGCTCAATGTTTTTCCCGATCTGATTGCTCCGTCTGCTATGATGCCATCCATATCCTTTACCGGCGATGCATCACACCACCACGTCAGAACCTTCTTCTGCTTTTGGGAAAATGGCATGAACACAAAGCCGTTCTGCTTATACTTCTGTTTCATCCTCACAGCATTTCGCATAACGTTCGCTTTCAAGTTAGTTATCCGTTCGTCAATGCTTTTCCAATCACTCATCTGACCACACTTCCTGCGCCGATGTATTTAAGGCATCTAAGAAGTTGTCCTGCTCCGGTGTATCGTCTGTACTCTCTTTTGTCTGCATCTCTATTTTAAGCAGATCAACTTCCAACTTGCGTTTGTCAATCTCCTGGCTATGTTTCTGTGCATCCAGTGCAGTAGGAATCATGTAAATCTCCTTTAGATTTTTCAGTGCCCCGGTCACCTGAGACAGTCCCAGTCTATCAATAGGACCGTTCGCAATGTTGATATGCTCAGTCTCATCTATAACTTCCCTGGTAGGCTTTCCGATCGCAGTATCATCGTTATACTCAACCGTCTTAACCTTTTTCTTATCCTTTACGATATACTGTTCCAGTTCCCCTAGCGCCTGCTCTGCTTTCTCCGCTGCTCTATCTGCAATGGATAAAAGGCGTACTATCCTGTCCGCGTCTGCATCAGAGGATTTTTCCAAGGCTTTTTTCTTTGTATCCTCTTTGTACTCTCTTCTTTTGTCTGACCATTTTCCTTTTGCAGACTGATCCATAACTGTCTGAATTGGAATTGAATATTTCTCTGCCAAGTCCTCTAAACTGCAAGGCTTTCTGCTTATGTCTGTCACATACTCATGTTCTATCTCTACCCATGACACGGATTCCGAACGTTCGCTTTCGTTCGCTTTGTAATCCGAACGTTCGTTATCCCAATCGTATGTATTTTTCCATCTGCGAATGGTCCCCTCAGGCTTTCCCAGTTGGTCAGCGATATCTACCAACTTCATGCCGCTCTTATACAGTTCATACGCTTTATCGCTCAATGGATTTTTCTTTGCTGCCAACCGATCATCTCCTTTCATGGCAATAAAAAAAGATACCGCATCCATCAAGGACATGGTATCTTTTTACAGGTGTCCGGATTAACCACCGGAGCCTCACATTGCTGTGTGTTCTCCTTCCTAAACTACTCCCTGTTAATATGATGATACCATGTTTTTAATACCCTTTCAATCATGTTCGCTTCTTTTTTGCTTACGTTAAAAGTTCCCTTTTCATCATGTTTATACCCTTTATGTGTATGGGGATCCGTTTGCACGCCTTTTACTGCATGAGTGTGTCCCATATCCACCTGTTTATAACGTTTGTCGTGTTTATCGTAATAAGTGATATTTTTAATTTCATTTTTTGCATTAACAGTCGCGTACACTCTTCCATTGGTCATCGTCTCCATCGGTGGTTTTGCAGATCCAGAATCATTGTATCGAACAAATTTGATATTTCCGCTCTGATGCAATGTTGTATACTCACTGCCATACTTCTTCCCCTTATCACTTAATCCGCTGCTTGCTCCTCTGCCGCCCATATAATACCCTCTCAAAGACTTAAAAATTTATAGCCATTCTTCTTTGCATATTTCACAGCTTCTTCTCTCGATTTAAAACTACTTCTAACTTTTTCTTTTATCTTGATTTTCTTTTCGTGATAATTATCTTCGTCATCCCAATGTGACAATACATCTCTGGTTCCAGTCATATAGAACACGGTTCCATGTGGTGTAGTTTCCTTACTTATGACAACATTTCCTCTTAATTTTCCAAATCCACTAGAACTTCCTCTACCGCCGAAGAACTGTAAATTTATTTTCATTACCATTGTGTCACCTCCGCCCTATGAAACTTCTCGCTGAACTGCTTGATATGTACGATATTTCCCTTACACTCGTCCGGTACTCTGCCATAAAAAATAATCTGTGTAGGCTGTAATCTCTCTATCATCTCAAAATAGCCATTCAAAAACCGCTGTTTCTTTTCTGCGCTGTTCTGTGTCCCAACAGAAGAAACTGCAACAACGCTCTGTGTAGGTTCTCCATCAAAGCACCATTCGAACGAATCCCGATTGCTCCAACAGATCGTAGGAATCACATTGATACCGTACATCTGCCAGTATGCACCGAGCCAGTGTTTACGGTAATGGTTATATATCTGTAACGGCTTCGGGAAATCCGTATACAGGCTAAAATCTGGCGTTAGCACGAACTTAAATCGCTGTAACATCGGAATGTATCTATCTGGGTCTGTCCATACTCTGGTAAATTGGTAATCATCCAGAAAGAAATGCACCGCCTTATTCTCCGGTACTTTTGCACTTCTGGCATAGTTGAAGCCGACAAACTCCGCATTATCAAATTGTGTCGGCTCTATCTCTGGTATGTCATACTGACCAACACCCTCAAATAACATCCGCTGTGCATTTTCGTAATTTCTCTGTGTCTTATACATGGCATAGTCCTTTCCTCATACCATAATTATAAGACAGGTCTGTCGTGGATTTGTGCCAACTTTAATGCATAATAAAAGAGAGGCTGTTATTCCTCTCTTCCCCATACGATCGTATACTGCCCGTTCTTTTCTTCCACCAGATGCGCCGTCCTCTGCCGCATAAGTCGCTGTGCCGTTCCCTTTCTCCTGTAGAAACTCCTCCGGCTGATTGGGAGAATGCCGTGGTGCGCTTCCAGCATTTCAAACGATACTTTGTGCATAATGGATTCTGCCAATTCTGCGGCTATGGCACTATCTACACTCTGGCAAATTTCTAATATTTCTTTTTCTTCCACAGGCATCCCCCCTTTGCTTGTCCTATTCTTCCCCGTTCCAAATCTTCGGTGTACCGTCAGCATTGAGCATAACGGTAAGACCGCCGCCCGTACTTATTGTGATATATAAATACATCACTCCTGTGTTATTATCTGCATAAATAAGATATTCTTGTCCACTTTCCACCAGTACCATTGTGTTTTTCTGTCCCGCACTGACATTTGCTGTATCACTGCATCCGGCGATCAGGAGTGCTACAGTTATGATGGCTGTTATAAGTTTCTTTCTCATGATTTGCATTTTCCCCTCTTTCTCGGTTAAAAGTCAGTTTATCTGTGTTTCAGTGTATCTTTCATCAAACGGAACTGGCTCTGATTCGCATAAGCAATCACATCCTGCTTTTTCGTTTGTGCATCTTTTTTCGCATTTCTCATTATCACAATCATGGCAACATAATTTTGTATCGCATTCCGTCATCTCGTATTCTGAGCAAAACATATCTTCTTTCTCCAATCCTTTCTTTCCGCATCATTTCCCACCCGCCGCATATACTACTGTGAAAGGTGGTATGATGATCGCTTGGTTTTGTTATCTGGTTTTAAAATTTAAAGGTATTTAGTACAATTCACGATTGATTATTTCTTGTGCAATCATAAGCTCTTTTTCATGAGTTTTTGACCACTTCACAAGTTCTTCGTCTGTGATTACGTACATTAGTAATTCCTTGCATTTTTCAGTGCTACCAAATCCATCACAACAATTTAACCCGCAGGCTCCATCTAATGCTGCGCCAAAACATGAATTGCTACCTCTTAATGTAAAATCATCATATTCATCTTTTTCTTTTTTTATCCTCGGCTCTAACTCATTGTCAATACGCTGCCTTGCACTATACAGTTCATCCCTTGCATTTTTTAACTCTTCCTGTGCAGCTTCGTATTTTTCTTCGAGTTCATCGTAGTTTCTGGATAACCTCCTATATTTCATTTCCAGTTCTGTAACCATAAAATCCTCCTAAAATTTACTTAGGCAAACCGGAGCTGTCCGGTCTGCTATCCTATAAATTCATACCTCGCCGCCGCATACAGCCACGTTCCTTTTTTTGAGCATTTGTACATATTCGCATACTCTGGTTGATAATCTTTCAATTCTTTGTACCCGCAAAAGTCAATATACTTCTTTCTTCCCTTTTCAAATTCCTTGATTTCATTTTCTTTCCCGATATGCTCGTACATGCTGCCGTAACGATAGTACACATTTCCGTCTTTCAGAACTGCATAAAAATTTGTTATTCCTCTTCCGTTATATTTGTATCTATACGCCACAACCCTTATAGCGCGGATATCATGTGCTAAGATATGCTCATTTTCCGCAAGATACTGTTCCGCCACTCGTTTCGCCACTTCTAAATCTGTAAATACAGTCTTATTGATTTGCAGATTCCATGTGCTATCCCAACAACCGCCTATTCTCTTAAGCCGATATCCTCGATTGCCCTCGCCGCAAGTCCACGTTTCGCCGGTAACCATATGTGTTTCAACATCGCCCCGAACAACCTTGTATACCATCTGCCCCTCTCGTAACAGACGTGGGGGCTCATTATCCGCGGCAATCGGAGAAAGCAAATCCATAAGGCTCAACTGCCCCTCGCACTGTATCATGGCAGCACCTCCGAAAAATTAAGTTTCATCTGTGGATCCGGCTCATAGTTCATCCACACCGTTTCCATCCGCGGCTTTCCGTGCTCTGCACAGCTTGAAAACTGTTTTTTCTCCCATCCGTTCAGATAGTCGTTATACATTTCTGATTCATAGCCAGACAGCATAATCTTGGCTTTACTTTGCAACAAAAGTTTTAACAGTTCTTCGTGGTCAGAATCTGACATCTCATGTTTATACTGTTTCCCGGTTCTGGTACCCAAAACATACGGAGGATCAATGTACATAAAAACATTGCTGTAATTAAATCTCTCAATCACTTCCACCGCCGGGCGGTTCTCGATCTGTACCATGCGCAACCGTTCCGCTATGTCAATGATCCATTCCGGCAGACGGTACCAGTTCCATAATGCATAAGCTCTTTCTCTGCCCTGTACATCATTTTTCCATCCTACCTTGCTGCCATTGGTACGGAACCCGTGCCCTTGCCAGCACTGAACCAGAAATCGCAATGCTTTATGGTACGGTTCATCCGGCATCATCAGCTCCCATACATCCAATTTATATGTATCCTCATATTTTTCACGGCTGAATGGTGTAGTCATTACCATTCTGGCCAGACGTTCCGCATCTTCCTGTATGCACCGGAAGAGATTCACAACATCATGATCCAGATCATTGATTGTTTCGATATCAGATACCGGCTTATTGAATAGAACTGCTCCACTGCCGAAAAATGGTTCTACATAGCTATGATGTTCCGGTATCAGTTCGACCAATTTTGAAGCTATGTTCCATTTACTTCCCGGATATTTCAATACTGTTCTCATGCCCGCCCCTCCAACATATCAAAGATATTCTGTTGTCCTGTCACGCTATCCTCTGCTCGCATAGAAACTTCTCCGTAATTTTCTACAAGCATTTCATTCTTGGCTCTCTCGTAGAAATTCCGATCAATCTCGAACCCATAGCTTGGTCTACCAAGTTCCATTGCTGCTCGAAGTGTGCTGCCGCTACCACAGCACGGATCAATCACCACATCCCCTTCATCTGTAAAGATCTTAATCAGCTTTTTCAACAGGCGCACCGGCTTCTGTGTCGGGTGGATATTTGGATATTTCCCTTTTGGATCTTTCTCCCAGTGCATCCAATCAAATATCATCTTTCCCTCGTTGTTAAACTTTGGCAGCTTGTCCCGATAAAAGATAAGTCCGTGCTCGGTTCCAAGCCATATTGCCTTATCTGTTTCCGGCAATCCCTTATGCAATACAAGAGCGTGTTCCGTTGCACCCCTACCACCCTCATGTTCGCCTTTAAAACCTGCGCGGAATAGTTCTTGCAAAATGTAAGATGAATATTATTTCCGAATCCGTGTTTTTCTGCCGCTTTGAGCATGGTTGGTATCTGCTGGAACGAACAGAACACGATCATGCATGGCGCTTTGCCCTTTTCCTTTGGCTCTTTCTTAAGCATCTTGCTACAGAAATGGAAGTATTCGTACAGATTAAAATTGAAATCTGAATTAAATGCTGCCTTTCCTGCAAGTTTGCTTTCTCCATTCTTGTTATCGCCGCCGTTGTACCACATCGGATTACTGCCATAAAAGTTTTTTCCTACGTTGTACGGAACATCTGCGATAATTAATTGCGCACTCGGTATTCCGTATTTTTTATAATTCTGCATTGAATCTCTGTAAATTTCACATTTTGTTTTCTTCATTTCTTTTGAAAGGAACCCGGCGCGCCTTTTATCCGGATAGGTTCCGGCTCCTTTCTTAATGTTTCTTGTAATTTCAAAAATAATGTGTTATCATAAAACCCTAAATTATTTAGCAATATAGCTCAGTGGATAGAGCGCGCCTCTTAGAAGGGCATGGTCGCGGGTTCGAGTCCCGCTATTGATTACAACGCACCTACTTTGTTAGGTGCTTTTTATATGCTTTTAAACCATTTGATCTAATGGCAAACCTCTCACTCCTTTCGATTTATTTTAAAATTTCATCTAAACAGGCGTTCCAGCCTACCCGACGTATTGATGTACTAATATCTTCATATCCAGATTTTAACTCAGGTATCTTCTCCGGCAGTTCCCGGAGCGGACAAAAGCTCGCTCTATCCTCTGTACTTTCTTTACCGTCATAATACTCATCTGCCGGTACACAATACAGTCCGCTTGAGTCATCGTCTGCTAGTTCACAATCAGCACAACATTCTGGCATTTCATCCATAACCAATACTGCTTTAGACATCTTCAAACCTCCTTAATGCTGACTTAGCAATTATATTTTTTATCCATCTTGGCAACATGCATTTCCATATAGGAACTCTAAAATCGTAATCAAATAGACAACCACAATCGTCACATTCTCCCTCGTAGCTTCTTGTTTCCCACCCCATAGGGCAGTTTTCACAATCATTGTCATACCAACAGCTTATTTCCGTGTAATTCTCCCATTTGCTTGAATTTTCAATAGGTCTGCTGTAATGCAATGATGTTATCCGCATATTACCAATGGATTTATCCACTTCAATACGTTTGTGAATTTTTAATATCCTCATAATTCAACACCTCCACTATGTTTTCGGCTTCTCGCACCGCTCAAATTCGATAACCCATACATAAGAATTAGCATCCCAGCCGTAGCGGTCAATGTCGGATTTCTTGACGGTGGAGTTCCACAAGTCTTCAAATTGTCCTCTTGCGGTACACGCCCCGGTAAGCAATCCGCTATTGCATCCTTCAGCTTGTGCTTGCACTTCCGTGATCTCTTGCAACCGCTCCACCCTCACATCCGTAACCTTAAGCCAGATACGTGCGGCTTCTTTCGGCATGTGGATGGATGGTCTTCGGTGCATCCATATGTTTTCATGCTTATCTTTCCAGTGGTCTTTTTTATGCAATCCGTCAGCATAATATTCAAAATCATTCGTTAAGACACATTCAGTTTCTCCACTAACATCAAGACAATGGGCAACCCCTTGGAATACGCTTTCTCTTACGTAAAGGATATCGCCTGGACATATCGGACAGCTACGTTCTGCTATGCTCAACTTGATTTTGTGCTCTTTGTCTGCATAGTTATGTACTGCGTAGGTACGTTTTTCAGGATCGAAAAAATCCATATCCGGCACAACATAATCATTGGCATCTTTATTAATCCGTCTGGTACAACTTTTCCGTCCGTCCAGAATCGCCCGAACCATTTCCGTGTTAAATAATATAGGCTTAATTGCCATCTACTCCACCTACTTTCTCAAAATAAAATGTAATTGGTTGCTTATTGGGAATTACTAAACCAAAGCGAACCGCATTTTTATAAGTTACGCTATCCCGCATCAAGGTATCTGGCATTGCTTCAACCATCTTTCGGAATCCCTCAAGAGTAGAACGGCTTTTATAATGATTGCAACTCCGGCAGGCAGGAAGCATATTATCCACCGTGTCCGTTCCCTGTTCGCTCCAACCGTTTAAAGGAATAATATGGTCTACTTGCATATCCTTGTACTCTAATTCACACCCACAGTAAGCGCAATGACCGTTGTATTTCTCGTACACAAGTTTTCTAACAGATTTAGGAATCGGTTTTCGCATCTACACTACCGCCTTTCACAATCTCGATTGCTTCATTGGTAATCATTTCTTCTGGTTTCCCGTGAAGCCTAACGCCAGAATTATATTCTTTGCTTCGCCGCTTTAATTTTTTTACAACCGCATCCACATCATAAGCGGTCGGCTGCCGATTAATCAGATTCAGCCAATCAATAGTGCTTGATTGCTCTGTAATTGTATTTCTTATGTCCTGCATCAGTTTATCTACATCAATCAGTCTCATCGTTCGCCCTCCTGTTCCATCCCGCTATTGCTCTTTCCGCCAATTCTTTATCTGTTGTATGTTTATAACAGTTCGCTAAGGCATCTTTTTCATCAACGACAATACCTCCAATACTTCTACCTCTTGCATGACATACATTGCACCTAACTGAATATGTATGTCTTTCAAGTCTTACTCCAAGCCCTGTGTACCTGTCCAAAACAGATTTTTTGTCTATCTTTAGTTTTGTACTGCCACAGAACGGGCATTGTTTCAATTCTTCACTCATTCTTCATCATCTCCAAAACTAAATTCACTCTCTACCATTCCTACACCTCCAACAGTTCCGGGTTATCAAATCTGTTACCATTAACTTCAATTGTGCTTCCATAGCATTCTTCAAACTCAGATTTGTGACCGTCTGCATCTTCAACATTCCAACACATATCCTCTTGATTCCAGATAATCTCGTAAAAAGCTCTTTCGTCAGAATCCCATACTATATCATGTTCAAACACCAGCTTTTTGTTCTTATCAGGCATTGCGGTGCACTGGCAGACGGTTTCTGGGTCTACTTCGACCATGTTCGGGATATCATTGGTCATTCCCCATAGGATATATCTTCTCTCCCAGATACCATATAAATATCCTTGTATCCATTCGCCGTTATCAATCTGCTTTCCACGGAATAAAAATCTATCTTCCATGACTTTCTCCTTTCTTCGGATATACAAGCTTCAAATCATATCCGCTTGCAATAAATTTCAACGTCAATTCGTGATTGACTGCGTTTCCGAGTTTATCGTAAATCCAGTACATATCCTCTTGCGTGAATTGTGTTCCGAGATATTCATTGTATCCAGAAAGAAGTGATTCCCTCCATTCTTTATTTCTCTTCTCTTGGCGGTAAGGTTCTCCCTTTGCAAGTGGTCTGGAACACCACTCTAAAAGTTTACAGATAATATCTTCCTGTGTATTACAGTCTTTTGCTGTAAAATACACATTCCCTTTGTCTGATAAAATAAGTTCTCCAAATTGAGTAATATAACTCTTCGGAAAGCATTTCATCACATTGAAAATTTCATCAAACATCCTTTTCCCCCATTTCTTTCAACTTGGCTTCGGCTTCCTCTCTGGTAAGGAATATCCTTTCGCCAATGTCGCACGGTAAATAGCAACTCTCACCCATATCAGCGTCATTTATAGCATCAATTCTCATAACAGTTCTGTCTTTATGAATCTGCTTGATATATAACTGTATAACGCGCATCATAATAACTGGCTCTTTCGCTCCTTTATTTACCCTATACACAGTATCTCCAACCTTGCACGGCAACCGCAGAAGTAATCCCTGCTCCTCGGCTTGCTCTCTATTTGCAAGTCTTTCCGCAATCTCTTCCAGGGCTTTGTATCTTCCATCTTTCGCAAGTTGGGTAATGGTAATTCCCTCATCATCCGGTAAATCTGCTGGATGAAATAAAACTTCTCCATTCTCTGCCACATATGTTAATCTCTCCATGCTATTCCTCGCTTTCCCGGTACGGCTCCGGCAGTGGCATCCAAGCCACTATCCTGTAACCATGTATTCTTACTAAATCACACCACCATTTTCCATCGGTTGTGTGCGCACTAGTTGTAACCGTTCGCCCGGCATCATCGGCCACTGTTACAATTACCTCGTCTGATTTTCTTTCAAACATCGCAGTGCTCCACTTTTTAGTCCCTTTAAATTTTATGAACATGCTATCATGTTCCTCCGGCAGCCTCTCACTGCATGGAATCCATCCGCTTTCCTGCTCCAATATTCTGTTGATTTCTTCCTCCGAAACCACTCTGGTTAGTGGAGAATACCCGCAGGCTTCTGTTAATGATTCAGCTATCCGGCTTTTAATTCTGCTCATTTCCATTCTGATCCTCACTCTCTGCCAGTTTGGCATGCTCCCATACCATTGTAGATCCATTAGTGGTGCTCCATGATGTTTTGCCATCGCTCCACGCATACACATAATTGTTCTCGAATTTAGCAAAATGTTTTTTTCTCCCATTCGTCGCTGCTGCGGCATCTAACATAAATCGGTGTATCAACTGAAACCTTGCTCCAATCAACTGGTGGTCCGACATATTCGCTGTTCGCCCATTTCAGCATTTTTTCTTGGCATTCTGAAGGACGCCTAAAATCACAATTTATGCAATGTGTATCGTCACAAGCTGTCAATTTCCCGTTGCAAATTGCAATTTTATCTCCCTTACACGCAATATTTAAAATCTCTTCCGCATATTTTTCTCTATTCAGCATCCTTTTTCTCCTTCCCGTACCGCAACTGATACGGTACTTCCTTAAAATCTCTCAATACATCCGGGTTTGGATGCTTCGATATTCTCGTTCGCTTGTCCGTCAGCGATTTAATGGCTCTGTTGCGTTCTTTGGTGTCTCTATGCATTACTCCGCCCTCCTATCACAGCCACAATCTCCCGGTACTCTCTTTCTCTTTTAGAAATTTCTCGATCAAGTACATCCAACCGTCTAAACAGTGCCGCCGTGTACTCTTCGTCCGTCAGCTCCGTTGTTCTTTTCTTACCTTTTGCCGCAAGTGGCAACCGCACCTGTTCACCGTTATGCATCAGGATCTTAATGATCTCCAATCGCGGCACACAATTTAAATCTGCTAAAATCTGCAACTGGCTTGCTCTGTCCTTTGCGCTGCGGTACTGCCTGCAAATTTCTCCCTCCGTCATATTCACTTCAACCACCTCCCGGTTGTGAATTTAGCACCTGTTTTTCTAATTCGTCATAGTCATACTGACGATGATTAATATTACTAAAAGCATTGCTTTTGCCCTTATGCTCTGTTGCTTTGCCAGGCACATAGTTCTCATCCAGATAATCTACATAGCCACTGTTAAAAAATGTGCTCCCGTACTGTGCTTTCCGCCAGTCGGCGTCCTTCTGCAATTCAAGACTGTAGCGGTCAATCGCTTTAACAAGCCTATCTTCCCCGATTGCAAGTAGCCGTTTCTTTTGGGCATCCGATACCTGTCCTTTGCCTTTTTTGTTCGGATATGCTTTCCACAGACGTTCGAACAACGCTTTGGCATCCGCCAAAGTATTTTTATTATTATCATTAACATTTACAGTAACATTAACATTATCAGTAACAGGGTTATTTTGCTTTTCAGAAAAACCATTTGCTTTTTTTGCTTTCTCTTGCTTTTGTGATATATCTTTTGCTTTTGGTCTGCCGCCAAGTTTTCCGGCTTCCCGGCGTTTCTCAATCTTCTCCAAATATGCGGCAGTATCACGATCTATCCTTGATTTGATAAAGCTGAATGCCATATTGGTCATGCCGTCCATTTCCGGCAGTTCATCCCCTGACGCGTAACACAATACTGCCGTCAGGAGTGCTCCGCGCTGTTCCATCGTAAGCAGTTTTATATGTTCCAGATACTCCGTATACAGGACAAAGCTGCTCTTTTCATCCGTCAAGACATCACCCCGTTTCCAAGTCCTTAAGAAGCTCTCTCAGTGACATTTTTGCCTGCGCCTGTGTAAGTTCCGTAATGGTAACTTCAATCCTTGGATTATCCTTATCCACGTTCGTATCAAAGTAAAAATGTGGTATATATTTCTGACCATCATCTTTGATCACCCATGCTTTTTTCAAGCTGTCCTGCACGAACTTGGCGGCGCAGGACAAAATGTTATCATTATCCCTGTGACGGTCTTTTTCATAAAACTGATAGTAGATCAGAACCGGATCCGTAATATGTACACCGGGAAGTTGCTGCCTTATATACCAGATGATAGATTCCTCACTTTTCTTTTTCATCCGTCCGCCCTTACGGGGATTCGTCCGGTTGGCGGCTGTGTAATCATTCAGACCATCCAACCGTCCGGGAATCGTAAATTTATACTCCATTGACACCACCCATTCCCGCATTACAGCTTCTTATTTCAAGGATTGTATTATTACTTGGATTCCATCCTTCGACATATTCAACAGCTTCCTGGTATCTCTTGGTTGGAATATTATTTCTGGAATTGACTCTGAAATAATCCTGAATATCATGATTACACTCAGAAAACACCTTTTTGCTCATTTCCTTATATGCCGGTGCTTTTTTACCACAAAGAACCTCAATCACTCTTTTATTTACAGCTTTCTTTAATTCCTGCTGCTGTTCATAATCAATGGTCATAGTATTTTCAAGATGTGTAATTCTTTCTTCATGACCATCGATCATTCCAAGCTGCACACGCATCATTTCCTGTGGCGTCATCGGTTTTTGATAGGTGCCGGTTCTTCTGATCTGTGGCAGCACTTCCGATGTCACCCAACGTTTGAAACGCTTTGCTCCTGGCATTTTACTGGAAAGAATCAAACTGTAAAGTCCCGATTCATTAATGCAAATAACTTCCCGGTTTTGACCTGACAGAACGATTCGTTCGGTCAGCTTATCCTCTTCGTCAACATGATCTCTGATGGCTTTTTGTGTATTTGTATATTGCAAAATTTCCGCAATATCTTTCGCAACAAACCACGGTTCTCCGTCTACCGTTACTGTCCGGATTTCTCCAAATTCTCTATTCTTAAAAATCTCTAACTGATTCAATATCTTCTCCTTCCCCTCCGGCACCCATCGGCACCGGAGATCATGGCTCTCAATAATACTGTGATATATTATTCTGCATGAATGGTTTCTTTTGCCTTGCGGCAGGTGTTTCAACCTACAACCACGACTTACCGAAAACTTCTCTGAATTTTTCTCTGGTACCGTAGTGTTCTTCAAAATACGTCTGTGCCATCTGCTTAAGTTTTAAATCCATATCTGCCGCATCTTTTCCGGCATGTACACCATTCGGATGAAGATCAGGTGCGAGTGGAATCACAAAGCCGTATTTTTCACTGTTCTTCCTGTTCGGATTGCCGCCGAATATATGATGTCTCTCTACTGGTGCAGATCCTGTAAAGTAGCAATGATCCATATCATCCGTGAATACACTCCATAATCGTTTCATACGCCCCACCGCTCTTTCATCTCTGCAATTTCAGCAGGTGTATCCGTTTCAATTCCGAGTTCTTTTGCATCTGCCACCGTTCCATCAATCAAAACAGACATTTCTTTCGTGTCATATGTATGGCTACCACGATAAATTTTATAAAATGTAGCTTTTTCTTCATATTTAACAGGAATTGCATGTATACTTTCCTGTTCCCACATAAAATCTTCCGGAGCATTCGTTTTATAAACCATGATGCTGCCATCCGGTAATAACTGTGGCTGCCCGTATTTGCAGATCAACACATTTTTAGCTTTTGCCTTGGATATAGTCAGCGCATCAGCGATCTTTCCGGCAAGAGCATGAAAATAAGCATTTGCATCCAGTGAACGTCGCTGTGTATATCTGACAGCTTTTATTTTTAACTTCTCATATCCTTTAAGCCTGTCATATTCTGCTTTCACGACTTCATTTTCATTAACCTCGAACGTTATTCGGAACCTGTTGCTATCAAGATCAAGGGATGCGCCAACCGCTTTTCCTGTCAATTCCATTAAGCATCAGCCTCTTTCTTTTTCTTATACCAGGTCTCTACCTGTTTTATAATCAGATCTGCTATTTGTTCTGAAATTCCACTTGTTGTCTGAAAATGATATGTTTCTTTTAACTTTTTCCAAATATCTGATTCCTTGGCATTCTCACACACACCGGCATACGCAGAAACGAAATCATTCATCTTATGTAACTGCTCCACCGTGGCAGGCTTAAATTCCGCTATCGGTTCTACTGGATCCTGGGTTTCTTCATCCGGGTCTTTCATCTCCTCAGTCGGAATACAGAACACCTGAAAACATGCATACTTAAAAGCAATCGCCATGGCTTTATTTGTAGCCTTATCTCCGGAATCCATTCCCTCGCCGACAGTTACTGCTTCAATGCATGAACCATCTTCAGCAAAAAATGTATACTTGATTCGGCAGATAGAATAAATTAAAACTGATCCTTTATTTGTGGTTCGTTCCTGCCTCTGCTGTTCCAATACCTCCGGTACAATAAACACATGATTCTTTATCAGTGCCGGATTGATTGCATTCATAACCGCATCAATACCGCGATATTTAAACCCCTGCTGCTTATTTACTGCATCCTTACCAACCGCTCCGATTTCTTCCATGCATCGGGAAATTGCTTCGTAAATGTTCATTTTCTTTACTATCTCTGCCATGTCACCCTCCTAAAACAATTTATTTATAAGATTCATCGCATAGGTTGTATCAACCTTTTCCTCACCTGTTTCTTTCATATGCATCTGAATCGCTTCAACCATCATTTTGAAATATGTTGTGTCAACACCCGTCAATTGATCTTCAAGTACCTTTACATCACTCAGGTCTAATTCATTCAACTGAAAACACATCTTTACATACTGACCTGCATTGATATGATAGCCACGCTCAATATATTTCCGAGTCCGAACAATCGAGCATAGTGGATATTTTGATCCGATATAGTACAGTTCCTTATTAATAATGCATTCAAGCGCTTTTTCCGGAAGAAATAACTCATTATCCCAAGAACTCCATGCACAGGTACAGTGTACAAAATCATAGTTTTTATGAATTTCATCTACCTCACCATAGAATCGAATTACGATCTGTACCTTATCCGTCAGAGTGATTGCGTTGCTGGTAATAAACCGAGGTCTGTATTTTTCCTTCTCTGTCTCCTGTTCTAACGATTCGTCGATTTCTTCTTCTGTAGATGCAAAATTATAAGAAATATCACTTACATTCTCTTCATCTTCATCTGCAATGCCTTTAGATGAAACAAAACAGTCAATCTTCCCAGTTTTATCATCACATCTTACTGAAACCGGCTTATCTGGATGCATTTCATTCCATTTTTCAACATAGTATGTTGCTACGGTCAAGCATGCTTCTTTTGTTCTGAAATAAATATCATAGTCATGCAGTTCTTCACCTGTTAAAAGTGAAACAATCGCACCGCCAGTCACAATCACATTATCTTTCAAAATATTTCTGATGTTCTCATCGTCAATATTCGAAATCCAGTCACGCAACTTATTATTCAAGTGTTTCTTAATGCTTTTACTATTCATTCTTATATCCTCCGGAATTTAATGTCATACTCACGCATAGCGGATTCCAACTGCACAATCTGAAATGGATCAGCAATAATCTCATATGTAATCGCATCAGTTGCAGGCTTCGGCTCTACAAATTTATCTTCTTTCACAGCAACCGATTCTTCCTGTACCGCTTCATCTGCTTTCCGTTCAACCTCTGCCGCTTTGCGCGCCTTCTCTTCTGCCTTTCTCTGCTCTTCCTCCGCCTGTCTCCGCAGAATCTCTTCTTTCTGCTTCTGATACTGGTTCATGATTCCTATAGCATCCGACAATTCCAATGTAGCCTTATACTTTGCCAATCCCTTATCTTCAAACTCTGATTCCATTGTTCGGATAGTGGCAAGATCTTTTTCTACATGTTCCACATGCGCTGCAATGGCTTCTGCGATAGCTTTTTGTGTGGTTGTGGTATTCTCCCATCTACTGTCATAAATACGATCCAGTGGCAGATACTCCATCACGGCATCATGCTCCGTAATGATTCCGGTATAGATTTTACAAATCAATGATTTCTTAGTTTCTACACGCTTGCGCTCAAATTCCTCGATCTGCCCGCTGATAAAATTAATCGGTTCATCAATCAACTTGTCCAGTTCCTTAACCTGTGCTTCAAAATTTGTATACGGCACCATAAAAGTTTTCTTGATCTCAATTCTTCTATCGTTCATCGCCTTTTTCAGCTTACGCAGACTTGCCACTGTCTTTTTTGCTTCCGGCTGAGATTCGGCAGTAAACACCATTCCTTTATACTCCTCTAATCCTGCCGCAAGGACTGCCTTAATCTCCTCAAAATTTGTCTCAATACTTCCATTTTTCTGCTCTACTAATAAGTTAATTTCCTGCATTCTCTATCTCCTCCTCTTCTCTGATAATTTCCTCGCGCTCATACATGGCAGCTATCCTTTTATTATGGCGGTGTATGCGTGCTTGTTCTACTTCGTACTCATCCCAGTCTGGTTCATCTGGTACAATCTCATACATGACTCTTCACCGCATCTTCACCGAAATACTTTTTCATTTCCAAGTCACTGGCATATGCACATATTTCCGTTTTTTTGTAAAAGAAACTCAAGCGAGTACCTATATATGCTTCTGGTTCTTTTCCAACAGAAACCTGTCTCTCAAAATATTCTGCATATTCCATAAATTCTTTGGTGGAATAGATTAAAATTGAACCTTCTTCCAAGGCTGAACAATATGCATTCAGTTTATACTGCTGCTGTAGAAGATCTTTTCTTGCCGCGATAAGTTTTTCCAAAGCTACCGCTTTCATCTCAATACTTGCATCCACTTATAAATTCCTCCATTTCCATCTGCTTCCAGTCCGTCGTCCGAACCATCCGCTCCATCTGATCTTCACGCTGCTGCCGTTTTGCCTCTCCGGTTATGCAGTCATCACACACTCCGTTACGACCTTCGCCCGGATCCATGGAACATCCACAGCGTTTACATTGTTTCTCATACATTGACACAACCTCAATTCCAGTGTTACAATAAACGCAGAAATACTAGGTATTTCCACGATTGAAATAGCACCTGTTCTCGCCAAAGAATATCAGGGTGCTATTTTTTTGTCGTCGATCAGCTCCATATCTCCGTCCAGCTTGTCCGCCTGCCGAAAATAAAGCAACTCGATCTGCATCTCTCTCCTATGCTCCGACAGGACTCTCAACCCGTACCCTGCACCAGATCGGAAGAGCGTCG